GGGGGATACAGAAAAATTTATCTTTACAACTTTATTTCCAAGTGGGAATAAAACAATTGATGCACATCTCCTACAAAATAAAAATCAACTCATGAATCGAAAGATTAAAAAATTCAATGAGAATAATTGGTTCGAATGGGGTGCTCCAAGAAACATCAAAACAATTGAACAAAATGATGGTCGTCCATGTGTGTATGTCAGGACTTTGACTAGGAATGATAGAGTTGCCTTCAAGGGTGTGGTATCCTACTTTGGTGGAAAACTTTTGTGTCTCATACCACATGTAGATGTAGATATGAATCGAATTGTAGAATTCCTTAATAGTTATGAATTTAGAAAGAATTACATATACGCGGGTCGATTCAAAATTGGACAAAGGCAGTTAGCGAATGCAATCCTAAGTGAGTTAAAAAATTGAAGAATATAAGGACTATGGAAGAAATTCGTAAGAATCACAATGAGGCGAAGAGGATGTTGATACAGTCTGTGGCACAAAAGGGACAACATATTCTCGACGTGGGTTGTGGTTTCGGTGGAGATCTTCAAAAATGGCATAAATGTGGGGTCAATATAAACATGTGTGATCCAGAACCTAAGGCCCTCGAGGAGGCTAGGTCCCGTGCCAAAAACATGCATATGCGTGTCAATTTTTATGAAGGAGATGTCCATGACTGTCCAAATAGAAAGTTTGATGTAGTGTGCTTCAATTTTTCACTTCATTATATTTTTGCTTCAAGGGCATTCTTTATGAGTTCCATAAAAGAAATCAAAAAGCGTATGAAACCTGGTGGTCATCTCATCGGTATCATTCCAGATTCAGAGAAGATTATATTCAAAACACCCCTAGTCGATGATATGGGTAACTTTTTCAAACTAAAAGAACCTGGAAATGGTGGGTTTGGTGAGAAGTTATTTGTGCATCTCTCGGATACACCTTACTATGCAGATGGACCAAAATCAGAGCCGGTGGCATATAAAGATCATCTCGTGACACAATTGGAGGATGTAGGATTTAGCCTACAACTTTGGGAGGGTCTCAGAGGAAATCCAATTTCGGAACTCTATAGTAAATTTATCTTTGTCTATAACAGATGATAGCCTTTTTCATACTTCTCATCATAAACCTCTTACTACTTAGCGCGACCCGAGAACCCCAAAGACTGGTGGAAGTCAAGGAGAAGTATCGTATCCTCAGGGAACACCTTGATGAAACGAACAACGAAAAGTTCCACATGTTGAAAAGATGCGTTCCAATCACCGGTATTTTGCGTATGAATGGCGCCGTCGGGTACAATACGAACAAGGGTGGGGAGATAGCTGTGTGCTTGGATGGTGAAACGAACGAGATCTTCCACGTCCTGATCCACGAGTTGGCACACTGTACAGTGACTGAATATGAACATTCACAAAAATTTTGGGACAACTACATAGAACTTCGGGACATTTGTGTAGGACTTGGTATTTACGAAAAAATTCCAGTCAAGACGGAGTTCTGTGGAGAGCATATCCAGGATAAATAATCTGTGTATCTATCAAATGAAGACACCTGTAGGTGTTCTACTTACAGCCATTCTGTACTGGGTGGCCATATATGTCATGACTGCAATTCCAACACTGACATCGAATTACCTCTTGAATATCACTTGGATGACCATCGTCATTCCTAATATGCTTCGTCTCATGGTCAGTAGCATCCCACGACTTGCAGTGGATCGCGTATTTTTCCTGGCGTCTACTGTGATTGCCTTCGTACTCACATATACCCTAAACTTCATATTCAGAGATACGAGGGAGGCGATCGAGGACCCAACTGCTGACAATAGCAAGAAACTTAAAATGAGTGCCTTGCTAGTGGGGACATTCACAGCGGGTGCCCTCGCGACCTATTTTATGGGTATAGATACTTCTATCTACAGTAATATGGGTTGGGAAAATCAGGGCTTGACGATGTAATCCTTGGTAATGTAGAAGATGATAGCAGCCACGGCACCAGTGGCAGCAAGACCAACAACACTCCTACCCCCTTGTTCGTTAAGGAACTTGGGGATAGAGGTCGCAAGACGGTCCTGGATAGGCTTACTCACGGCAGCGGCGGCGCAAACCGCGACAACGAGGGCGGTGAGCTGCTCATCGGTGAGGTTGAGGGGGTTCTTCTTCTCGGGTTGGGGAGGCGCCTGAGGGGTGGGATAGGCACCTTGGGACTGAGGAGCAGTCATTTGAGGCATCATACCCTGCATCCTGGGTTCATCGTTCATCATTGGGGGGTCCATCATAATATCATTAATGGGGGTGGAATCCATCGTCGTCTCTTTACTTTGACTCATATTTTTTTCATCCCCATTTTGCATAAAAGCCGTGGAAGGATTGTCGTGAAGAGGAACCATTCCCTCACCGTCATCGGATAGGTTCATGGTATGTACTTGACCAGTGGCCATTTAGTATAGTCACATGTTTTTGAATTCAATACTCAACGCGTCTTCGTAATCTTGAGAGTTGTCTTCTTTGTAGCCTTCTTGGCATCCTGTTCCTTCTGATCCATGTGTTTGGGGTTGTACATCTTTTTATGAAGTTGCCATAAATCTGGACCACCTACCCTGAAGTTTTTCCGAACAGTGGCTTTGTACCAAAATACACAATCCTGTATCTTGTTGGACTTTACCGTATTGTCCAACACGAGACACTCGTAGTTTTCAGTACAAGCGTCCATCACTTTATTGAACATGTCAAAATTTGGGAAAATACCAAAGAATGATTTAAATAACTTTTCTCTATTCTGGAGGATATTCTCTCGGAGGAGGAAGACATAATCAACATTTGCTCGAAGTGCAGGGGGTAAATCCATACAGTACTGCATCGTCAGCATGAAGAAAATCTTCCAGTGCCTACCATTCATGAAACATTGTCGGATACATGTATCTTTGAGAAACTTATTGTCATACATACAATCATCCAAAAGCATGAAAGCCCCACAATTTTTTGTACCCGCACCGACTAATTTTCTCTGTCTCGCCATGACTCTCTCAATGGCATCCCTATCGTAATCACCATACACGAATAAGTCGGGGATGAATTCCGAATAGAAATGATTCCCTTCCTCAGTCCCTGAGAGAACAATACCAGCTGGGAGATGTTTCTTATGGAACATAATATCCTTCACCAGGGTCGATTTACCTGTATTACGCTTACCAATGAAAACACACACTTTATCATCAGCGATACCTTCAGGTTTGAATTTCTTCAACTGAAGATTCATTCTACTGTAGTGTCTCGTTTTATTTACCAAAATTTTACTCATATAGAGTAGGAATGGCTGGCCGTCTGAGGCTTGCTGCCACCGGTGTCCAAGACGAATGGATCACAGGTGAGCCACAATTTTCATACTTCCTGATGAATTTCAAGAAACATACAAAATTTTCATTTGACTTTGTGGAGAGTCAATTTGACGGGAACATTGACTTTGGACAAATAATCGAGTGTAGAATACCCGGTGATAAGGGTGATCTTGTGAGAAATATGACACTCAAAGTGACCCTAACTGACCCACAACCAAATGACGATGCTGAAAATGATATGGTTTGGTCACCATCTGTGATTACAAACCTCATAGAGTATGCCGAGCTTCTGATCGGTGGGCAGCCCATTGAGAGAATCACAGGCGAATATATTTACATGCACCAACAACTTAACAATACGAACGATGACATCGAACAGACGTTGTACTTCCTGAATGGTCATGGAAATTATTTGAGTTATGCAGGTGAATATACATACTTCCTAGATCTCCCATTCTATTTTTATAGGAATCCATCACTCGCTATACCCACATGTGCCCTGACGAAACAATTGGTTGAGGTGAGAATTAAAACAAGACCTCTCAGTCAGCTTGTAAGAAATCTCAGTTCACCTGATAATCCCGACCCAGAAGGTATTTCCGACGTGACAGCTTCGATTACCAAGTTCTCATTAGACACCGATTTTGTGTATGTCACTCCCGAAGAGAGGGGGTACCTCATGTCAAGACCACTCGACTATATCATTACACAGGTGCAGTTGGCAAAGTTTATAATGAAACCTGGTGAAAACAAAAAGTCTGTGATGCTCAACTTTCAGCATCCAGTGAAGGAACTTTTCTTTGTGTCCCATTCAAAATTGGCATCTTTGAATAACCTACCAAATTATTACAATGAAATCGTAAGTGCTGAACTCCGTTTCAACAACGAAGTTGTATTCAATCGTGATGGTCTCTTTCTCACATATGAACAAGCACTTAAACACCATATAAATTCTCCATTAGCACTTGATTTTACACCAGAAGCGATCAATGGTTCAACTCGTCGTTTGGGTCCCTCAAAGTTTGGTATGTACTCATTTTCTCTCAAACCCGATATGCCTTACCCAACTGGTCAAGTGAATATGAGTCGTATATCCCATAAGCTTTTCACACTTGAAATCAACCCCATAAATGCTGCATATGAAAATGATACACGGGTGTATGCAGTGAATTATAATGTGTTGCGTATCGAGAGTGGATTAGCTGGATTAAAATTTTAGATAGATATAGTAGTAATGGCTGGACAAGTACAACTCTCGGCCTCTGGGCCTCAAGAGAGGTTCTTTACGGTAGATCCAGACTACAGTTATTTTGTGGAAAGTTTCAAAAAACATTCAAACTTTTCCACGGAATTTGTGGATATAGAAGCAGATAATCAGTTTGATTTTGGGACCACTGTACGTTTTAAGATTCCCCAAAACCAGGGCGATCTTATCAAGACATTGAGTGTCAAGATGACACTTCCAGAGATTATTGAAACCGGTGCTACGATGTACATAGAGTCCGTCGCCCATGCAATTATAGAACACGTAGATCTCATCATTGGTGGTAAAGTGATTCAAAGACTCACGAGTGATTATCTTCAGATTTATTCGGAACAGAATGTTACACAAACGAAACAAAAAGCTCTCGAACAACTTATTGGTAAGTATCCCCTCAGAACATCAGATAAACTTGTCGGTGAGGTTATTGAGAGTGGTGGAGGTAACTCTGGTATCGTCATTCATAATACATTGGGTTTAACATCAGACGAAAGTTTCTTTGTTGATCTTCCATTTTATTTCCATAAACATCCAGAACTTGCAGTACCCATGTGCGCCATCGATAAACAAGAAGTTGAATTGGAATTCAAATTAAGAGATGCACAGGATTTGGTCATCAAAGGTGATGGATCGTATATTACTTTAGAGGAAACCCTCAAACTAAAAGACTTTCAACTCTGTACTGAAGTTGTTTTTTTGGATTCTACTGAACGTATTAAAATTAAACACTCCTCCACTGATTATTTGATCACACAACTCCAACAAAATGTTTTTGAAGTTGGTGTTGGTATAAATGAAGGGAAATTCAATTTGGGTTTTACAAATCCAATCAAAGAATTATACTTTGTCGTTCAGAGACAGGGGAGTAATGTGAATGCTGTTGACAAAACGCTTCAAGGTAATTTTGTAACCATATTCGATTATGACAACACGTCGAATGTTCAGGACGGGAAGTTCATTCTTTATGAAAACCTTGACTATTTGACACTCGCCCTAGATGGCCAAGATATCATAACCCAAGATATTGGTAATGTCATCTTCCTAAAAGCTGTTCAGGCCGCGATCCATCACTCAAAGTCCCAACTCATTAGACGATTCTATTCATATAGTTTCGCTCTTCAACCCGAAGAGTGGTATCCCACAGGACAAATCAACTTCAGTCTCGTAAAAGATCAGATTCTTAACCTAAGTCTTACATCATGTCCAGATTTCAGCAGACAAATTCGAGTGTATGCACTCAGCTACAACGTCCTTCGTGTAAGTGAGGGAACTGCTCAAACTCTTTTTGAAACTAAATACTAAATATGAACATGCAAACTGGCTTCGGTGATGGAGGCTCTGATATGGTTGAAGAGTATATGAAGACTATGACTGGCATATTGATGCCTGTCATGGAAAAAAGTATGCTGTTGGCAGCTGAATATTCCAAGGCGTGTGGGAGGGATACTGTACTCTCAGAGGATATGGAATATGCGATGAAGTATTGTGCTATGTATACGGTCGGTCAGGATATAGGAAGTTTATTTCCCGAAATTTATGATGAAGAGGATTCGGACGATGAAGACGAAGACATTGAAGAGGTGGCAGAAGAGGATTGCCCACCCTTTGAAAGGTACTCAGGACAGGAAGAAAGATTCATTATCATGAATCAGGCATA